AAGCAAGGCTGTTATAGACAAGTATTTCACAAATACAGTATCTCCGATAGGCGGCATAAGCCTTGAGGACATAGAAAACGACGTAAGAAAGAGACACGACAAGGCGTTCGATCCGCTCGGCGAGGATTTCCTCCCGAACGTCACGACATCGCGCGGCCGAGTCGGCAAGCGGATGGAGACGGACGAGGAAGTCTTCGCCCGCCTGTCCAAGGCTGCCGACGAGTACACCCGCGAGAACCGCCCCGATCCTCAGCTTCCTTCTGAGAAACGCATGGAGATCGACGATGACGGCAACTTGGTCAATCCGAACAAGGAGGATCAGGACGTCTCCGACCTCGCCGTGATTCGACGCAGGTTCAAGAAGGCCCGCATCATGACGCAGATGCGCCTGATGCGCCCATGGACCGTGCGCTTCGAGGGCGACCATTTCGAGGGCTCGAACGATAAGCTGAAATGGAGGCACGCCCCGGAAGTCCAGCTCGCGATCAACACCATCCAGGATCTATACAAATGCACCGAGGCGTCCGCCATCCGCCTGATGCAGTACGCCGCTTCCCTCGGCGTCGACAACAAGAGCCGAATCTGCCTGGAGAAGGCTGACGAATTCACAATCTCTATCAATCAGGCGCAGGCTTTGGCCCGCCAAATCGTCGCGTCGCAGCGCCTCTATGGTCATCCGATGGGAGTCGTCGGCGAATACTACACCATCGGGTCGACGAAATGCTATCCTTGCGGATACATCGACGCCCACACGCTCGGCGAGCTCATGCGCAACGAGGGCGGCGCGCTTTACGGACAGTCGATCGAAGACGTCCAAATCAACATGAGACGAACCTGGATAGACAAAACTTTGCCGGACCTGCTCCGCGATGCGCAGGCGAATGATAGGATGGACCAGAAAGAGCAGGTCTTCAATTTCATGCGCGCCGCAATGGACCTCGACTACGGAGGGGCGGTCATGTCCGGCCCCCTCAAGATGTACGGAGTGGATCCATATGACGACCATCGCACGTTCACTGAAGAGCTTGATCGCCAATATATTGAAGCGGCGAAAGCCGACCCCGAGACTGAAGACATTCGTTCGGCTGTAGCCGCGAAGGCCGACGCCGAGCGCGACGCGTACAAGGCGCTGGAAGATAATGGCGGCAGCAAGCATCGCAGCGGCATCGTCAACTTCCTCGTATCGTTGACGGGCATCGAGCGATTCCTCGCAATTCTGAACCCCGTGATCCTCGGTTCCGGATTCGCCGAGGGAATAAAGTCGCAGGGCACGACGAGCGTCGCGAACCTCCTGCTCCGAGGCGCCTTGCGTGCTTCCACCAGGAATGCGGAACCGAAGAGGTTCAAGCGCACCAAACATCTCAATGAGGCGTTCTCCACGAAGGAAGCGGTCGACGCCACCGTGAACCTGCAGATGCTCCTCACGGTCGGCGGCCCAGACGCGGTAACGGCGTTCGCAGCAGGCAATACCAGAAACATCGAGAGAGCCACCCAATCGGACGTGATCGCGTTCCTCGATACCTATGTCCGCGGCAAGGAGAAGGAGGCTGAGGACTCCGGCGACAAGGAGAAGATGTTCGCCGCCAAGGACATGCTCGTCAAGCTCTCATCCATTACCGACATGATCATGACCGGCGGAGGATGGCTGAAAGAGCTCAACGCCGTGAAGTTCCTCGACGGGTTCCTTGCGAACATGATGGCGACCAACGCCGCCCGCAACGGCGAGGCGGTCATCGACTCGGCAGCTCTTGAAAGCGCGATCCGCAGGCAAGGCCTGACCAACACGATCATGGAGATGGCGTCTACGCACCAGGGCCGCGACGCGCTTCTGTCGACGAATCAGCTGAACATGTCCCGCCGATCTCCGTTGGCGTCAGTGGTCGAGATGTTCTTCCGCCAACATGGCATCACGGAGTTCGTCTTCGCGACGTTCGTCGACAAGTTTCTGTCGTACGGCATCAAGTTCGTCGAGCTGTATTTCCCATTCTCGTCCACGATCAACTACCTGATCGCGAAGGGAATGCTGATCAAGGCGGGGCCGGGATCGAACGGGCTGTCCTCGCTGTCGCCGGAGCTTGGCAAATACAGGCGCGCATTCGTCGGCAATACTATGGGCATCGACGAGGCCAATGGCCTGATGAAATGCCTGATCTACGACAGCGTGCAGACGGGGTCGACGGCCCTCATCGCCGGCATGGTCTACGCATTGCACGTGATCTTCGACGGGCTGGACGAGGATGATGACGATGATGATAAGCCCGACGTTGTGCAACAGGGCCACGCCGAGGAATACTCGTTCGGCGGTCTGTTCAAGGTGGTTCCCCCTTGGTGTAGCTATGACATAATGGGCTGGGGATATGGCCTCGGCACGGCAATATGGGCTGAGACGAAGTACGGCAACGGGCAGTTCTGGAACATCCTCATCAACAACACGGCCGACGCGATGTCTGGCAGCGCCGTCATGGATACGATCAATCTCATCAACAACTTCTGGACTCAGGGGTCGGTGCTCTACGACATGGCGATGAACGAGAATGCCGAGATTCCCGAGGACTGGGGGAAGCGATCGGCCTCGTCCTACGCCGAGGAAGCCCTGCAGCGCGTGATCAAGAACTTCACGCCAGGCTTCGTCAACGGGTTCACGAACGACTCCGTGCTCGTCGGTGACAAAGCGCGCGAGCGCTCCGCGTACACGTACTACGGCGACGACACCTACGAGTGGACGAAGCAGATCGATGACTACGACGAGGTTCTGCGCCGCACCTGGGCCAAGAACAACCTCGCGTACGCCGCGCTGCTCGATCTCACCCGAGGCTCGCGCCAGAACGAGTACAACAAGACCACCGGCTACCTGCCATGGGAGATGCCCGTGAGCACTAAGTCCGACCCGTACGCGATGTACTGGTACAGCCAACTGGAGATCGACAAGTACGCGGACGCGGATACCAAGGAGGCCGCAGCCGTCGATCTGCTGAACGTCCTCAGCCAATTCAGCTCGCCGGCCGATGCGCTCAACCAGGGATTCATCCTCCCGAAGAATGCCCGCAACAATCTCAAGCTATACTGCCTCGGCCACCAAATGCTGGCGGAGGAGCAGTACAGGAAGGATTACGAGAACACGGACTACTCCGAATGGGGACCGGCGTACCAAGACCTGAAGGAATACAAGGCATTCCTGCAGAACATCCTGGACAATTGGGTCTTCAATGAGGACGTCCAGTCCAGCATCAATCGGTACGAGAAGCTGATCACCGACACTCAGATGAACTACATGTGGAAGGATTCCAAGAAGACGGCGAACGCTCTCGACTTCTTCCTCAACAAGGACAAAGTACAGGCGCTTCCGCTCCCGCAAGGCAACGCCCCCAGCTCTCTGCTCCCGTTCACCACGATACGCAAGACCGGCAGCTACAACGACGAGACGGCCCTCGGCTGGCAGAACGAGACGACGAACCTCGCCGCGATCAACGCCGCCATAGGCGACCAGGTCATCCCATTCGGCCAGGACAAAGGCGCACGCATCGCGCCGTTGGTAGAGGGCAGCCAGGATTACACGAACACCGACATGAACGCGGAGCGCCGCATCGACCTCAGTGCGGGCGGAGACGCCGGCAAGGGCACCATCAACCGACGCAGCTACGTGTACGTCGGCGAGAAGCTGGACGAGACCAAGGCGTCCGAGGAGGATCTGAGGGAAGCCGCCGAGCAGTACGGCATGGATTACGACAACTTCCAAAAGCAGCGCGCCGAGGGCTATGGCGACAAAGACAAGGATTCCGACAAAGGCGGGTATCCGTACCCATACGGAGGAAGGCCCTACGGCAGCCGCAGCTATAGCTACAGCGGTGGCGGAGGGTCGTCATACTCGCCCAAGATATATAGCGCCCCGCAGCGCGTGTACAATACGACCGCGAGGGGGCTCAACATCAAGGCCCCGTACAAGGCAACCACAACCTACCTGCGACCCGCCTTCTACACCAAGGGCAGCCGGGAAGCATACAAGAGATCGGACATGTAGATGCTCGCAAGCGATAAGCGTTGGAATGTAGACAAGGGCAAGCTGAGATCCAGCGAGGTCGCCAAGATGCACGCGAGGTACGACGCGGCCAAGTCGCAGATGCAGCGGCGCACGTACCACCACGAGCTGTACGGCCTGCTCGCGAAGAACAAGTCGATCCATGAGTGGTCGGTGAAGCGCGGGAATACCAAATACTTCTCCGAGGGATCCACGCAGTACATCCTGCGCAAGGTGCTCGCCGACACCATCCAGCGCGTGCCCGACGGGGAGCTCGTCACGCAGTACGACAAGGCCTCCGTCGAGCACATCCTCCTCGAGTACCTGTTCGAGAACAAGATCATGGTATCCGAGATCGATGGCATCGACATGATGGCAAACCTCACGAAGGCGTTCAAGATGTCCTTCGTGTACGCGTTCGCCCCCGTGCGCACCGGCTTCGAGGAGGACTTCGACGGCGACGCCCGCGTGAAGTTCTCCCTTGAGCAATGGAGCGACGTGTTCATCAATCCGGACTGCACGGACATCTGCCGCCCGGAGGTCGTCTACCACCGCAGCTACATGACCAAGGACGACGTGCTTGCCCTGCTCGATAGCGATGGAAACGTGAAGGACCCGACGTACAACGAGGACGCCGTGCATTGCGTCATCGACGAGGACATGTTCTCCGGCAAGCAATGGGAGAGCGAGGCGATGGCCGACAAGATGAAGGGTTCCACCGCGCTGCAGTCGCTCGAGCTCATCACCGAGTACCGACGCGGCGCGAAGGAGTTCATCACGTTCTGCCCCGCGCTGAACTGCGAATGGCGCAAGGTCCCGAATTATGACCCGCGACGAGGAATCCCATGGAACTTCCTGGTGCTCGAGCCGGACATGGACTTCCCGATCGGCGTGAGCCAGGTGGAGTTCCTCCTCGCCGACCAGCAGTTCAACGACCTGTTCCAGACGAGCGCGTACAAGAACCTGCTCCTCGCCATGGAGCCGCCGATCATGGTGAGCGGCTGGGAGACGAACCCGAGCAGCTACAAGTACGAGCCTCGCAAGATCTGGAACCTCGGCAACAACCCGAACCAGGTCAAGGTCGAGCCGGTGAAGATCGAGAACTCGATCCTCTCGAACTGGTCCACCACTCGCGAGGCCGTGGCCGCCGCCATGGTGCGCAACCTCAACGTAGCGGACGGCACGGTCGCCAAGGACTCCGGCGCGGGCTACTCAAAGACGGCCCCCGGCGTCGACCAGCAGGTCGCCGAGAAGACCATCAACATCAACCAGTACCAGAAGCGCGTCGAGAACTTCTTCCAGCAATGGGCCGTGCAAGCTTTGCGCATGTACGTCAACTCGATGGGCGGCGTGCATCAGATGACTGTCGACGAGGAGACCCGCCGACGCCTGTACGACATCGGCCGCGAGGACCTCATCGATGGCAACAAGGTGTCCATCGACTTCGACGAACTGTCGGTTGAGAGCATCGGCTTCAAGGTCCGCGCCGGCTCGCTCATCCAGAAGAAGGAGGACCAGGAGCTTGACCGCCTGACGGCAATGGTTCAGCCCTTCATCCAGAACCTCAACGGATGGAGCGAGGACAACCGCCGCGTGATCGAGAACGACGTGCTGCTCCCGTGCGCCATGCGAATGCTCGAGCTGTCGAACACGGACATCTCGTCCACCCTGGCTGAGAGCCTCTCCACGCAGATCGCGAAGAACATGCTCGCGGGCATGCAGCAGCAGATGGACGCGCAGCAGCAGCAGATCGACGGCATGCAGGCGCAGATGGACGCGCAGCAGCAGCCGGCCGAGCAGGGACAGGCGCCCGACATCTTCGCCAAATCGCCCGAAGAGCAGGCAGCACCGGACCAACCCGTCGACGAGAACGAGGTCCCTGAGCTTCCCGAAGGTAGCGCCGCAAGCGATGAAGACTTATATCAAAGCTTGCTTGCTATATAGTCATGCGTAGAATGATGCCGACCCGGCGTCAAAACGGCAAAAGAAAGGAGCTATGATGGCTCAACCCATTTCGCCGATGATCTGGAACAAGGCGGCAATCGAGGACAATCGCCTCCTGCCCGCTCGTTACTCCATCGGCATCTTCACCGGCAAGGGCGTTAAGATCGCCAACAACCAGGAGGCGTACGCCTACGACGACATCCTGGTATCCGACCGCATCTTCGACTACGACGACCGCCGACTGAACGGCCTCACCGGCCCCGGCTCTGATGAGGTCGCAGGCCGCGACGGCTGGGGCGCATCCGCCTACGGCCCGTTCCAGACCGTGCGCTTCACGCGCCGCGTCTTCACCAGCGGCCAGCACAAGTCGATCGCGTGGCGCGTCTTCGACGAGAAGCAGTACCATGGCGACATCGGCGACTTCGGCAATGCCAAGCAGTCCTCCGCATACACCGGCGGCGAGGCATACATGTCCACCGCGGAGACCATCAACAAGGCGAAGGCTATTTGGGACAAGGAGATCCTCGGCCCCCATATCGACAAGTACAACTTCTTCGCCATCGCGAACGGCCATATCTCCGGCCGCTTCGTGCAGACCCACGCCAACGAGGGCGCGATGTTCGACTGCGACGGCCAGTGGATCGCATCGCCCGGCCCCTATGAGGGCCTGTCCTTCCAGCCCGAGTTCGCCCCCATCAAGGCGATCGAGTGGGACTCCCTCAACGTCCGACCCATGCTCAACGCGATCGACGTCGCATGGACCAACCTGTTCATCCCTGAGGACAACCGCGTCATCCTGCTCGACAAGGCGTACAAGGACGACCTGCTGAGCAACCTCATCGGCGTGCCCGGCACCACTCCCGCGTCCGACAAGGCGTACGACGCCTTGGTCGAGGGCCGCTTCGAGCGCTTCTACGGCTGGGACTTCGACTTCTCCATCCCGTCGCAGTATTACCCGAAGGTCTACCTGGATGCCAACAACAACGTCGTCCACAGCCCCGACGGCAAGGCCGCGTTCGACATGGTCATCAACTCGATCAAGGCTCCCGAGGGCGTCATCAAGCTCCAGACCGAGCTCGCCGCAGCCACGCGAACCCGCGCGACCAACTACATCGGCACCTACTTCGACACGGCCACCAAGACGTTCAAGAACATCGTGACCAACTACCCGATGTCCATGCCTTCCGGCGCGCCATACTACGGCAACGCCGTCTCCAAGGACGAGGCCAGCGTTGACTGGTCAGTTCCCGCAGGCACCTCCAGCAAACCGACCGCTACCGTCGACTCCTTCCCGTGGCAGGGCTACCCCGGCCAGGGCGTGCCGACCGCTACCGGCCCGGTCGCCCCGATCACCCGCCGACAGGTCATCGGCATGGCCGTGTATCGCCCCGCAGCCCAGCTCGGCGAGGAGTACGGCAACATGGAAACCGACCGAGGCAAGACCCGCGGCAAGTTCACCGAGCTCGTGTTCGACGTCAAGCATGACGCCTGGGTCATCCCGCAGTACTCCCACGGCATCCTGCTCATCGTCGACGCCGAGGAGAACGTCGGCACCCCGAGCATCAAGGTCGAGCTCGTCGACAACAAGCACGTCGACCCGAAGGTCACGGGCATCAAGGTCGACAAGCAGGCAGTCACGATGAAGGTCGGCGAGCAGGTCGCTCCCGTCGTGACCGTGTCCGGCGAGGGCGCCTACGACAAGGGCTTCACCGCGTTCAGCTCCGACGGCACCGTCGCGAAGGTCACTCCCGACGGCGTCATCACCGGCCTCAAAGTCGGCGAGGCGAACGTGACGTTCCGCGCCGCAGGCGACACGACCAAGTCCGTCCAGGTCCACGTCACCGTCAACCAGCAATAGAATCTGGTTGAAACTGCCAACCGAGGGGGTGGGGATGCCATCAGGCCCCCATCCCCTTTTCTTATGCGAAAGGAGGCAAGATGGCAGACTACGATGCGGGCGAGATCACCGACCGCGAACGATCCGCCGCCAACAACCAGATAGACCTGGCGAAGCGCAACGCCGACGACATCCGCAACCAGCTGTCCAAGCAGCTCGAGACGTACGATTTCGCCAACCGCCAGAACCGCGCGCTCGCAGACGTGCAGCGCAAGCAGAACAGCCGCAAGGCGTCAGCCGACCGCTTCGAGGCGCAGCGAGACCTGCAGAACGCGACCATCGGCCTGCTGGGCTCCATGAACCAGGCGATGAATGGCAGCTCCGTCGGCAACCTCATGGATATGCTGGAGAACCGCAACGACAAGGAAAACAACACCTATTGGGCGCAGCTCCAGCAGAACCAAGACACCGTCGAGAACAGCTACCAGGACAGCTACAACCAAAACCAGGTGGCGAAGCGCGACGCCGTCACCAACGCCGAGAAGGGCATCCGCGACGTCGAGGCGAGTCTCAGTGCGAACCTCAACAACATCAACCCGAACCTCTACACGAAGGCGGGCGAGGGCGACGCGAACCTGAACAGCGGCGACGTATGGAGCGGCGCTGGCGACGTCAAGCAGAACAACGCCACCGTCTCCGGCTACCTGATGCCGGACAACCGCCAAGGCGCCACGCGCAACAAGTTAGGCGGCAACGACTACTTCAGCAAACTCATGAATCGATTCAACGGGAGGTAAGAGATGACCAAGGAAATGCCATTCGACGAGGACGTAATGACCCTGATCATGGGCGTGTCCCCGGAGGAGCCAGGCCAGCACGGCCGAACCAAGGTCCCGATGCCAAAAGAGGACGCCGTCGGACTCATCTGCTCCATCAAGGAGATGTGCGAGCAGTTCCTCGAATCGCACGGCGAGAGCTGTGGCGATGCGCTCGAGGATAAAAAGGACGGCACCACATCGAAGCGCCAGCCCGACGATAAGAAGTACAAGCCCTTCGGCAAGCCCGGCGACGACGAAGACGACGAGGAGGAGTAGCCATGTCGCGCGGCATGACCATCGCGGACTTCGTGCAGCAGGTGCTCTATGCCGTGTACAAGGTCCGCCTCGACGTCGACGAGTCCAAGGAGGGCTCGTTCCATTCCAAATCCGACAAATTCAAGGAAGTCGTCATGGAGGCGAACTTCGTCCTCCAGGAGTTCCAGAAGGAGCAAGACTGGAACTTCCTGCGCGAGCGCTGGGAGATCGGCCCGGCACGCAACGGGCGCTTCGGCCTGCCGCAAGAGATCAAGATCCCCGACGGGGTCTACAAGCTGTGCACCGGGTACGGCGACGCCGTCCGCCTGCACAAGGGCCCCGTCACGTACCAGATCCCGTTCGAGGAGGCCCGCACGTCGAACCGCCGATACGTCGACATGTTCGACGGATGCGGCCGACTCAACGTCCCGGAAACCGGGCAACGCGCCACGTTCGTCGGCGACACGCTCACCTTCAACCGCCAATGGCACCAGGACGAGCTCGGCGGCTTCCTGGAGACGGACGTCGTCAGCTACATCGAGCCGCTGCATATCTGCGGCGACGACTGCCCGGACCATTGCCCAAAGGCGTACGACGAAGTCCTGTTCAAGTGGATGCCGGACCCGTACTACCTCGTGGCCCGCACGGCCGCGAAGCGCGCGTACGCGGACCCGAGCTGCTCGGACATGATCCAGCCGCTCACGGACGAGGCGACGAAGCTGCTGTCCGCTATCCGCGAGAACGACTCCGCGCATACCACGCCCGACACGTACGAGACGTGCGCCCTCGGCTACGTCTCCGTCCTGTAAGGAGGGCGGCCCATGGCGAACAACAAAGGCAGGAGCAAGCGACCGGCGCAGGGGCAGGGACGCTCGGCGAACAACGAGCCGCGCATCCAGACGTTCCGCGATTTCGCCGGCTGCAATTTCCAATACTCTCCGCACGGATTCGGCATCGACGCCGACCTGTCGCGCGACGAGCAGACCGACCTGCAGATGAACTACTTCGTCGTGCAGAACAACGCCGGCATCACCACTGGCGTCAAGACGATCGAGACGCGCAACAATATCGTCAAGATGTTCGACGCGCCCGCAGGGACCAAGTTCACCGACACGTGCGCCCTCATCGAGGGCGAGCTCTATATCGCGACCGAGGACGGACGCATCGCGTACGGCAGCCTGCTCGACCAGGGCAAACCGATGGACTCGTTCGTGAAGCTCGACGACAAGACGTCCGCCGGGCACTCGTGGGAATCCCTCGACTTCTACGACGGCAAGCTCATCGGGGCAACCAAGGAGAACGAGCTGTGGACCGGCGATGTGTCGGCGCATGAGATCGCCAACGCCGTGAAGGTCCCCGATCCGTCTCCGCTGTCCATGGACAACCTCGTCGCCCGAGGCTCGCTCAAGCTGTCCCAAAGCATGACCGACGAATGCCCGTTCCGCACGGACGTCGCGTATACCTACGTCAACAAGTACGGCCCGACCAAGGTAGCCGACCGATTGACGTTCTACTCGAGCTCCCCCATGGACGAATGGCATGCAGGCTGCTACCTGCAGATCAAGGGCTCTATCCCGAAGGGCTACGGCATCAAGGCGATCGAGTTGTACTACAGCGCCGACAACGCGTCGTCCCTGCTCTTCATGGGACGCACCGACGTACTCGAATCCGATTCCGAATGGTCCTACGCGTGGCTCGGATATCTCGACGCCACGTCCATGTGGCCCACTGCGAACCTGATCGCCCCCACGGAGAACTACACCAAGGGCGCACCTGTAAGCCGCATGTGCAACATCGACGGCCGCATGTACTTCTGGGGCAGCAAGGAGGAGCCGTACCGCCTTTACATCGGAGGCAACCCAGGCAACCTGTTCAGCATCTCGAACGGAACCGGCGGCGGCTTCATCGACATCGAGCCGGGCACCGGGCAGGAGATACGCTACGTCTGCAAATACAAGACGCAGTCTGGCAACTCTATCGTCACGATGCTCTGCGACTCCGCGAACTCCATGAAGGAGCAGAGGTTCAACCTCGTCGAGAACACGATCACCGTGTCAAACGAGCAGTCGATGAAGTCGTGGCAGGCGGAGCAGGTCGCGGGCGCCGTCGGGTGCAAGAGCTTCCATGGCGCGAAGGTATGCGAGGACGGCCTGTATTCCGTCTCGCGCTACGGCCTCGCGCTGACCACGATGACCATGGAATACAACAGCCAGATCCGAGCGAACTACGTTAGCGACCCGATCAAGCCGGTGTTCACCGACAGCGTTGGCCTTGGCGAGAGGTTGCGCGGGAGCGTGCTGCTGGAGAACGACGGCATCATATACCTAGCGCTTGGCGACGGGCTGGGCGGGCTTGACAACCTTCTGTTCTGCTACGACATCGATGGCAAGTCCTGGTGGACCGTGACGCTCGACGTACCCGATCAGATCATCGACATGCTCCACATCGACTACGAGGGAGCGCGCGAGGGCATCGGCATCGTCACCGCGAATTCCGCGTACCTGCTTCCGACCACCGCGAACGACAGCCCCCAGCAAGTCGCCGACTTCGAGGTGCGCATGGATACCGGCGAGCTCTCCGCGCAGATACCGCAGCAGGGCTGGCAATACCTGTGCCAGATCGAGTTCCGGTTCGACTACTTCATCGGCGACATGGACATCACTTTGGTGGGCGTCGACCAATTCGGCCGCGATATCAAGGTGAGGAAGCATATCTCCCACGAGAAATCGATCCACAACCTGCGCGAATACATGCGCGTGGACCTGCGCCTGCAGAGCTACAAGCTGGTGTTCGAGGGGATCGCCAGGTTCCGCATGACGCACTTCATGGCGAAGCTGTACACCATGAGCAACCGCGTCGGCCTCGTCTGGGGCTTCGACGACAGCGTGTCCCATCGCTCCGCAGGGGACGTCCATCCGACGTTCAAGGACTACAATGACATCCGCAAGGCAATCATCGTCTAAAGAAAGGAGCAGACATGGGATACCGTTCCTTCGATGCGGCTCCGCCGCGCCCCCGCCGCACGATGGTGGACGTGGCGACGCCGCTCAAGGTCTACGCATTCAACGGCACCACGGCGCGATTGGCGATCCCGTGCTTCTACCAGGAAGCCCACGCGCCGATCCGCATGCACCGACACGACCGCCCGGCACACGACCACCGCGGATGGCCCGATCCTTCGCGCCCCGATGGATCGTGCCAGCTCTACGAGCCGTTCGAGGCCGGATGGCATGAGCCTCCGCACACGCTCATGGGCGGGCACCCGCCAGTGCGCAGGCTGCTCGACGGCAGCCGCCTCGTCCCGATCCACCTGTCCAGCGAGTACGAGGGATACACCGGCGCCATGGTTGCATGGGCGGGCAAGGCGCCCGATGGCGTCGTCGCAGAGGCGTCGATCGATCCAGACCAGGACTGGGTCGTCCGCGTCGCGTTCGACGTGGCAAGCCCTGAGGCGATCGACGAACGCGTCTCGCGCCGGTTCTCGGTGTTCGCGATCGCGAAAGAGCGCCGGGACCTAGTCTCCGTTGGGGAGCTCGAGATCATCCCCGCGGCCATTTACGAGAAGAAATAGAAAGGACGCAAGATGGAAAACCGCAAAGGCGACGGAAACCGACGCCGCCATCTATGCCCGCCGCCACCTGCCCCCCTGTGCGACGACCAGCTGCCGCTGATCTCGCAAGTCGGCCGAGGACTGCAAGGCGACTCATACCGCGTCTCGATCAAGAGCGACTCCAAGAACGAGACGTACCTGGAGGGAGCCACGTTCGACGCCGCAAGCAAGACGTGGACGACCGACTGGGTCAGCGAGAACATCAACGGCGGCGAGCTGATGTACCAATACAATCTTCGCCCGTACACGAGCCCGCAGACGTTCACGATCACTTTCCGCCTCGTCCGCCCCGGCCGTCCCGAGTGGACGTGGACCACGCCGGCGATCCCGTATATCTGGGACGCCGACGACGACGGCACGGCTGACGTCGACGGAATCGTCGGGGTCGGCGTCGGCGACCTGTTCCTCAAGAAGACGACCGAGGCCGAGTGGAACTACCCCACGGTCACGTCGTCACAATACAAGGCTGGCGAGCTGACGAGCGACAAGCACGGCAAGCTCGTGTACCCTGACGGCTGGACGCGAGAGATGTTCAACGCGCCGAACCCTGGCGACCCGTGGTCCGTCAACCTCCAATACGGAATCGGCGGCGACCTCGACGCGCCGAACGTCGACGACATCGCTAAGATCGTCGGCGTGTCCGTCGAGAAGATCCGCGACATCATCCAGCACTCGCCTATCCCTGACGCGACGTTCCCCGACGCGAACCTCAAGGAGTATATCGACCGACGCGATCGCGAGGACAAGGAGCACATCCACAAGGACCTCGGCTTCGGAGGCGCGGGAACCGGAAGCACGAACTTCCCGGAGGACGGCGGAAGCTCCGGCAACTGGTCGCACCCGATCAAGAGGGACAAGGGATCGACTGGCGGAGACACGCCGAGCACTGAGACCACCGTCAAGGGATACGTCGACGAGGGCGACGAGATCCTGCGCGACCGGATCAAAGCGCTCGAAGACTCGCTCAACAATGCGAACCAGAAATGGGCGCTGGCGATCAACGGCATCCTTAACAAGATCTACGGCGGCGGCACGATTAACCCAGACACCGGAGAGATCACTTGGCCCGACACCAACAAGATCCCCGTCGGCAATATCAACGTCCTGTCGAGCGGCCGAGGAAACGCGATCCTCACCCATGACGGAGACGCCTACGGCGACTTGAAGGGAGAGTAGCCATGGCTACCGTTACGCTCGTCGAGAGCGCGACCATCGACAGCGGAGACTGGCAGAACGTAGACACGCCGTCGTGCTGCTACATCCCGGGCGCGGCGGGCTTCGGCTCGGCCTACTTCGGAGTCAACGCGAATATCCGCGTGGCATGCACCGACGAGGGCGACGTGTACATCGCACTCAACGGCGGGTCTTGCGGGCACAGCAATCGCCAGCTCGCAAAAGGCATATCCCCATGGACGGTGTATTGGGGCGTCTCGGTCCACAGCTTCACGATCTCCGACGTCAATGAATTGCCCAATGGAGCATGGGAGCTCGGAAACATGACCGTCGATCCCGACCCGTCGGGAGACGGAGGATACAAGGTCGAGTCGAATGCGACGTTCTCATTCCCGAGCGCGCCGAGCCTCAGCATCGGGGACACCTATATCCCGACCAGCGGGAAATACGACTTCGGCTACGTCGGCAACGTGAAGGACCTGGAAGGTGACCAGTCGACGTATTTCTACATCTACGTCGCGTTCCCGGTGAAGAACAAGAGCGGAGAGTACAACTTCAACACGGTCACCGCATCAAGGATCACCATCAGCGGAAGCTGGGTCCCGAAGATCTTCTCCTACTATCCGTGGGGCCGATGGATCGACGGGCAAGTATGGAGCCACAACCGCAGCGGCGGCCGCCTGTCGCGATACAATGGCGACTGGAACGACGTGAAGAATTGGGAGAACGATCCGTCGAACTCCCAAGGATTCAGGTTCGATGGAAACGATTGGGTCGTGTCCCCGAGAACAGGAAGGGAGGAATGACATGAGCAATCCGCACGATTACTACGGATGCGATGGGGAGCCGCAGCTCCACAACCATTGCGAGTCAGCCGACTACGTTGACCCGGACTACTGGGCGAACTCCGCGCAGCGCCAGGTCCCGCTGCTTTCCGCGATCGGCCGAGGCCCCAAGGGCGACGGCCTGTTCGTGGGCAACGTGGTCGACGAGCCGGGCAACGTATCGTTCGGCCTCTACTCCACAGAGACAGGGGAGCTCGAATGGCAATCGCCGAACCTGGCGCCCCCGACCTTCGAGTTCGTCGGCGAGGATTGGCGAAACATCACGCCGGGCCAGCCCGCGCGCCTGGTGATCAAGGTCTCGCAAGGCGGGATCTCCAAGGAATACGAGGCGTATATCCCGGGAGGCTCGCCGGGCTCGACCATCTACCTGCTGAAAGATCCCCGCGACTACAGCGCCGACGGGACATTCCAGACGACTGTCGGCGACCTCGTCCTGTTCGGGCGGGAGAACTGGCCGAGCAAGCCGACCCCTCGTCCCGGCGACGTCGTCATGTTCCCATGCGCCGCCACCGCCGACCGAGGGCTGGCGTTCGGGTATGTCGAATACGTCGGCGGCCCGGCAACCAAGGACGCCGTCGTGTTCACCATCCGCGGGTACATCCCATTCGCTGTCCCGGTAGCGACCAAAGACCTGATCGGCGGCGTGAAGTCCGGCGACGAGGTATCGGTCGACCAGGACGGCAACATGGCTATCAACTGGTCGAAGCTCGACGAAGCGAAAGCCGAGATAGAACAGAAGATACAGGACCTTCAGCGCCAGCTCGACGAAGAGAAGGCGAAGCGCAAGGAGGAAGACGACAAACTCAGGAACGAGAAGCAGGACAATCTTGATTTCGCCACCGACGACGACATCAACGCGATGTTCGCCTAAGCTTTAGGCCGCAACAGGGCTAACGTATAATGGCGGGGAGAAATCTCCGCCATTTTTTTTCGACGAAAGGAGCAAATGAATGGCAACTACGAATGACAACGCCGTCGTCGACCTCGGCCGATTGAAGACGTTCAAGAGCAAGCTGGACGCTTCCATGGGGAGCTCCTCTGTGAATGCGGCGACAACCCCGTTGCCAGGCGAAAGCAATTATGAAAAAGCAGTCGCCGATTTTCCCGCTAGCATAGCTATCGGAAATGCCTCAGCCGCCAATGGGCCCGATAGCACAGCTATCGGAGGTGCCTCACTTGCCGATAAAATCAAAAGCGTAGCCATTGGTAGCGGCGGGCGTGCCATCGGCGATTTATCGATAGCCATTGGTTCTTATTCCTTGGCTTTTGAATCCAAAGCTGTCGCCATCGGCAGCAATAGCAAGGCAAATGAACCTTCGTCGATAGCAATAGGCTTCATCTCAGAAGCAAATGGAAACGGATCGATAGCAATAGGAGTAGGCTCCAGCACAAATAAAGAAGACTCGGAGTCTGTCGCGCTCGGCGTATCCTCTACCACGACTAAATCGAAACAAGTCAGTATCGGCAATAATGCGGCGGGTTTAACGCGATACCTATCTAACGTGAAGGATCCAGTCGACGACCAAGACGCAGCCACCCGATACTGGACCAAGAACGCGGACCGCAGCGACGTATTCGCCACGAACTATGACAATAACGTAGCGGGCGGAACGGGCGAGCTCTACCTGGAGGCGAACGCCGATCTGAATTGGTTCGCCGTCCGAGGATACGTTCGGTGGGACCAATTCTCCACCGCATGGAACAACATGGTCAGACTTCCCGGGACGTCCGAGAACTGGTGGATCAAGACGGCCCTGAAAGTGCCGACCACGATGACACCCCAGACGAACTTTATGGCATACTGCTCTGCAGTAGACTTTCTTGGCGACCAAAGCGTTCCGTATTCTCCTGGCAATATCGCGGTAGGCACTGACGGCTATATCTACATAGGCCCATGGCGTATAAGCCATGGCTCGACGCCGCTTGGAATCCTCTGCCTGGGGCATCGATTCTACTTGTAGGAGACGACATGCCAGAATTCGACATCATCAAGGCGATGGAAGAGCAGGACCGCGCCGATATCAATAGGCTCGAGGAGAAGGTGGAGAAGAACTCCTCCGACATCTCCGAGCTCAGGGCCAATACTGCCGCCCTGTCGGTCACGCTCGGCAGGGTCGACGCCAATGTCGCCGACATAAGCAACAAGCTCGACGAGCAGCGGCAGAAGCCGGCGAAAGCCATGGATGCTGCCATGCTGGCAGCGGTGTCGGCCATCGTCGGCGCGGTCCTCGCGAGCCTCGGCGCCACGCATTAAAGCGTACTTCCTCGAGAAAGGAGCATATAGATGGAAGACAAAGAGTACGAACAGGAGGAGACAGAAGCTATGGAGCAGGAGAAAACCGCCGAGTCCAACGGCTACCTGCTTCCCGACAAGGCGTACGGCATCCTCAAATGGACCGGCCTGATCGCATGCCCGGCGCTCGCCGTGTTCATCCAGGCGATCGGCCCGGCATGGGGGATGCCGTGCACCGAGCAGATCGTCCTGACGCTGAACAGCCTTGGCGTGCTCATCGGCGCGCTCATCGGCGCGAGCGCATTGAAGGGAGCGGCCAATGATTGACACGGCTAAGCGAGCGACCGCATTCGTCGCGGCCGTGGCGCTTGCTCTGACGCTCTGCACGCCAGCGCTTGCATACACGCAGCAAGAAGACATCGTAAGCTACGGCCACGGCAGCAACTCCGCGCAGTACTTGGTTATCCACGAGACCGCCAATCCTGGCGCGTCCGCGTACAACCACACGCTGCTTTGGAGCCGAGACGACACCTATGCCGTGCACTACGTCATGGAGCTCGACGGCTCCATCGTGTACCACACGGTGCCAGACTGGGCGCTTTGCTGGCATGTCGGCAACGGCAACTACAGCACAGTGGGCATCGAGCTCGCGCATGCCACCAATTCCGCCGACTTCAACAAACAATGGGCGGAAGCAGTAAAGTGGGCCGGCGACTACCTCAACTCTCGCGGCTGGGGCATCGACCGCCTGCTGTCGCACAATGATTGCCGGTACATCTGGGGCGGCACCGACCACACCGACCCGACCGGCTACTTCGCCCAGTACGGCAAGTCGTGGGCCGACTTCAAAGCCGGCGTTCGCGAGTACATGGCGACTGGCCAGTACAGCGGCAACGTGACCGCTGGCGACCCGACCCCTCAGCAGCCCGCCACCAAGCCTGCCACGCCCGCAGGATCGCCCAATGTGACCTATGCCGCGTTCGTCAACGGCTATGGATGGTTGGATGACGTCACCAACAGCGGCACCGGAAGCGACGGCTTCGCTGGCATTCCGTATGAGCCCATGCGCTATATCACCATGTCGGTCGACGCGGGCTCCGTCCGCTACCGCGTTCATACGCAGGCGAGCGGCTGGCTCGACTGGGTATATGAGAGCGACAAGAGCGACTACGTCTACGGCGCGGCCGGCGACGGATCCGTCATCGACGGGCTCCAGGCCTACTACACGAGCGACGGCAGCAATTGGTACCAGATCTACTACCGTTCGCAGGACGTCGCCCATGCCGGCTACTGGGATACCGTCTGCGACGACGGCACGACATACGGCGGCGATTGGTACGCCGGATGCTTCGGCTACGGCATGGACCGATTGCAGGCCGAAGTCTCGAACGACTGGCCCGCGATGGTCGGTTAGTGCTATAATGATCGGCGTGCCATATCTCATCCATTCTTACGCCAATGGCACGCCTCCAATTCGAGAAGCCCGGCATACTCCCACGGTGTCGGGCTTCTTCTTTTTGTGGTACACTTAGGCAAGCGTCCGGATCGAAGGGCGCGATCCTTTTCTGTAGTCGCCCCCATGCTATCTGGTAAGCACATGGGGGCATTTTCATTTCACCATTAGACCAATGTGAGTTACGGAAGCGACGGTTCTTATGGCTGAGGTCAGCTTGTACCAAATCAATCAGAACGATGAGCAGCCCGATATCATCCGCAAGATCAACGCGAACTTCAAGAATCTCGGATTCGCCCAGGCGAAGAAGATAAAGCAGGCGTCGTTGTCGGTCGACGAGGGCTGGTCTGAGGCTGTCGATGAACTCGCCACGTCGATCTCCAAGCAATTCGCCGACCAAGAGAAGCGGATGCTCGGTCTCCAGAAGGAGATCGACGCGCTCAAGTCCAAGGACAAAACGATCCAAGAGCTCATCGAACAGATCCCTTCGAGGATCTATCCCGTCGGCTCCATCTTCATGTCAGCGGTTTCCGATGATCCCAAAGGCAAATTCGGCGGGGAGTGGAAGCTGCTCTCATCGAAACCGCTGTGGTTCGACAACCAGCAAGGCGCGAATAATATATACACGTGGCAACGCATCGGATAGAAAGGAAAGCCATGTCTTTCAAGAGCTGCAAGAAAAAGGGCAAGCAATGCGGGCAGAAAGGCTTCGTCGCCGCACTCAAGAATGCCGCGAAGAAGGGAGGCAAGCCGGTCGCGAAAAAGGCGGGCGGCGAAGACATGTCGCCGAAGAAGCAAAGCAAGAAGTGCAAGCTCAAGGCATAAAAAGAAAGCCCCGATTCCTCGGGGCTTTTCTTATTCTATCTTCATGTCGGGATACACGTCGCTCGGCTTCTTCTTCCTGAGCTTGCTGAAACGGCTCGGGCGCATTCCCGGGGGCATGTCGTCCCACGTTGTCTCCTCGTCATTGTTCAGATCCCAGCTGCCGTAATAGCCCGGCATTGACGGCGCACGTCCTTCCACTCCTTTGTAATACGGCACCTGCGTCAGGAAGTCCGCGGCATATCGGCAAGCGTCTGCGAGGTGGCTGTAGCGATCGTGCTTCGGCGTCGCCGCCCAGTCGTTCGCGCTCGTCAATTCCCGGTACTCGTAATTCTCAAGGCATTCCATGAGCCAGTCGCATTTGCCGGAATTGATGACGGCATTACCGAGCAAACCTCGGAAGCGGTTGATGCCGTCGCTCACATAGCTGCGGTCAAGCTTGTGCCACGAGATGTTCGGAAACATGCGGCGGCATTCCTCCAAAGGCGAGCTCGAAGAGCCGGAGCGGTCGGAATCCCAAGGCAAACAGGCCGCGCGGATCAGATGGAAGTATGGCCTAGCGGCCAACTCTTGCACGCATTCCACGACCGCCTTGCGGTTGTTCTCGTACCAGTCGTAGATGAACAGGCGGCCGTTGTAGAACTGGAAGATGATCGCACTCGTCCAGTCCGACTGCTTGTCCTTGGAGCTGATGTCCCATGCCATGTACACTGGCTTGCTCGTATCGAGGTTGAACGGCGCGTACCTCTTCTCCTCGCGCACGGCCTCGATGCCCGGGAACACGAGGCCCGCGTTCACGGCGAGGAAGTCGCATAGGTATTCCTGGCGGAACATGAGGTCATTGCCCATCGAACGGATGTACCTCTGTCTGATCTCCTCGAGCATCTCGTCGCTGAACAGACGTTTGCCATCGTTGTCGAAGCTCTTGTCTGCCGGAAGGAAATCGACATAGCATCGGCCGTGCTCGCCAGGCCAAGCCTCGGGATCCGTCTCGCCGGTATAGGCGGCTAAGAAGTCGGCGGCCACGTTGTTTATCCCTCGCGGCGTGAAGTTCGCGTTCACGAGGAACTGTTCTCCGCTCGCCTTCTTCATGTCCCAGATAGGCTGGAGGTAGTCGAAGGCGCCTCGCTTGTACAGCGACAGCTCGCTGATGAAGAAGTTGTTGTACGACGAGCCGATGAGGGACTCGGACTCTTTGAAGCCGATGTACTGGATGAGCGACGGCGCCTTGCCTTCTGGATTGTTCAGCATGCGGACCTGCTGCATCGTCTCCTTTGGCTCGATGACATCCTTGGGATAGTCGTCCCAATGGCGGCGGCCGTCGATGTACTTGTCCCAAATGTTGCGGCGGATCCATTTGTTATCGAGGCCGACGTACGCCGACTGTATGCCTGGCGTGTCGTATATCTGCTTCAACCCGAACTGGATGTCATCGGAGTCCTTGCCGGCCTGGCGGTGCCAGATCTTGAGATAGACGTCGTATTTCCCAGATAAGCGACGCGCCCAGGCCGCTCGCTGGTATGGCCTGGGCGCGTAATACCTGGGTACTTGAATCGTACCCATGGTTTAGTTAGTCTTCGATCAAGTGCTCCGCCTTGAAGGCAGCGAGCTCGTCCTCGGACTTCTTGATTTCCTCGCTAGAGGATTTGCGGAAGCCGACGATGTCGTCAGCCGCGCTTCCGACGTTGCGACAAAGGTCGAGGATCATGATCTGCAGGACCACGTCATGCGGAGTGAGGTTCTCCTGCATGGCGAACTCGGAATTGTACAGCTCGTCGGGGATGCTTGCGAGGTCTTTTTCGTCTCGCTCGTCGATCATGCCTACCACGCGTGTCGCGACCTTGCTCATGGTCTGCGCGACTTGCTGGCAGATACGCAGGCGCTCGAACATGGGCAGGCCGTCGAAGTACTTCTCGCCATAATCCATGGCTGCATCGATGCCGGTGACTGTCAGGTACTTCTTTGACGCCGATTCGACTTGCTTGTGCAGGTGCTCGATCGCATGCTCGACCTTCTCGTCCGCCTTTTCCTTCATCGAGGCGATGTCTTTCGCCATCTTCTCGGCCTCGGCCTTGGGATCGAGATCCTTGCACGCCGTCTTGTTGGTGAGGTCAGCTTTGGTGATGTTCTGCATCTTCTTGTTAGTCATAGCCTATTTCGCCTTTCGCTTATTGAGCAGCTGGTTCTGCTGCCATTCCATCGCTTCCGCCAATGATTTGAATTCCGGGACCTTGTCGGATCCGGGAGCCGAGGTGCTCTTCGGATCGAGTGCCGGGCCGGAAGGTGCAGCCGGCTCCTGCTTGTGGAAGCGCGCCTGCATCGTCTTGACCTGTCGGTTCACGGCTGCCAACGCCTTGTCGAGGTCGCAGCTGTAGCCGACGAGGTCTCCGTCCTTGTCGTGGATCTCGTAGTCCTCGATGATGGACTCGAACATAGCCTTGCGCACGGGGTCGAGCTTCTCGTACTTGGGAGCGAACTCGATCACCTTGAGGCCGACTCCCTGCTCTTCCATAAGCTTCGCCGCATAGCCTCGGCAAGTCTGGTTGAACTGCTGAGCAAGCTGGCGGTTGTAATCGTCGACCCATTCCTGCGCTTGTCGGCGGGGGTTGTCGCCGGTGAACTCGCGGCCGGTCTCTGGATTGTAGAAGCGTGGCACGCCATCGCGGTCGCGCTTGCAGATGTCCGCGTCGTCGATGGTCGCGCCGAGGCGGCCGTTCGTGTTGCGCGCGCCCTTGCTGATGTAGGCTTGCGACACGTCGCGGAGCGTCTGCTGCTCGATGTTCCTCTGGAGCGTGTCCTTGTAATCCTTTATCTCTTCTTCAGAGAATCGGAACAGATCCTCGTAAGTTCCAGCATCCGCTCCGCCATCCGCTCCTCCAAGATCACCTGGTCCTCCAGCATCAACCGCAGGCTCATTCCCGTCTTGGCTTTCAGCACCAGCGGCACCTTCACCAAGGTCATCGCCTTTGGAATAGGAACCGTCGTCTCCGTCGAGCTGGGCTGGCGATACGGAAGTTGTTTCAGCAGCTCCCTTTTCTTCTTTATCGAGCGCAGCAAATGCCGCCGCCCAAGGATCAGACGGAGCCTGCTGGTCCTTATTCTCCAACGGCTCTTCATTCTCCATAGGAATCCTCCTCCATCATGTTCAACCGATTGATCGCCGATTGTATCCATTGCTGCCTGAGCTTCTGGTAGACCAGCGTTTTCCGCCCGTCCAGCCTGACGTCTCCCGACTGATTCAACGTCTGCATCAGGAGCATCGCCATCGCGTCCCTGTCCTGGCACCCCAGCATCTTCTTGCGCATCTTCGCAAGGAAGATATTCATCTGGTGCACGATCCATTTGAACTCCTCCAATCGCTCGCTGTCGGTAAGCGCATCGGAGAATTTCAGCAAGTCATACGTGGAGCACAGGCTTTCCCAGCTCGCCACGACATCGATGCTCCTCGTCTCCAGATCCGCCCAATCATGCAGCGAATCCTTAGTAATTGATTCCTGCTCGTGCATCGATCAATTCCTTTCGAGCCTGTTGGCGGATGAGCGCCTCGGTCATCGGGATGTTCGCGGCGAGCGTCACGCCATCGATGTAGGACATGATCGGCTTTCCGGAGAACTTTGGAAGCAGCTCGGGGTACACTTCCTGGATCAGGGTCTTCAACCCGTACAACTGGATCATCGTGTCGTCGACCTGCACCACCTGGGTCGGGAAGGACCAGATGTAGCCTCGCTCGCCCGAATTGCCGCGCACCACGGGCACGAGCTCCTTGCCGATGCAATAGGAGATCTCGGTGCCGATCTTGGGGAACGTGGTCTTAGCGACGACCTGCTTCGACTTGTTCACCTGGACGACCTCGTAATCGCCGACCATCTGCTGCACGTTCTCGGGTTGGCCGTAGATTCGCTCGCCCGCCTCGAAGTCGCGGACGACGATCTCGGGACCGAGCACTTCGTCGTACGCCAGGTTGCGTTTCGCGTCCGGCGTCATCATCGGGGTGATGAGCAGGCGCTTGCCGTAAAGCGGATGGCTCTCGATGCTAGACATGGTCGGCGTCTGCTGCTTCTGCTTAGGCGGCTCAGGCTTCGTCCATTCCTCGCCCTTCATCACGGCCGTGATGCGAGAGCATCGGTGCTGATAGCTGAGGCCGTCGGGCTCCAGCCCGTACTGCTGCTCCAATGCCTCCAGCTCTTCTTTCTTGATAGCGCTCATTGGTCTCCTCTCGCTGCGCTTATCATCTTGCAGAGATTATACAGCCATGCGCCAACCATGTCACAACCATATTGAAAAAAATAACAAGGCAGGGTCACTTAAAAATATTGCAGGCTCAGTGAAAGAATTGTCATGCTCAGTGAAAAAAAATGCCCAGGCGAACCTGGGCATTCTTTAGTTTGACGGATCGAATCGATGGTCTTCCTCGATGATTCTCTCTATCTCCTCTGCATTCCTCACATGCTTCGGTTTGATGTCGTTGAGCACAAGGAACCCGCCGGTATTGATAAAATCGATCCAGTTTCTCTCGACTTTCTCGATTTTCTCTATCTCGTCCATGAGCTCAGAGCGATCCCATGTCTTCACGAACAGACGGTTGCTTTTGGATTTCATGTCTGGATTAAATAGGATGAGCCTCGCCGTCCTGATCGTCGGCGACACGGCCATAGCCGTCGCCACCTGCCAACGCTCTTCGCATTTCATCTTGTCCATCTTGGCCACCAACAGATGCCTTTCGGGCGAATAGCATTTCACTTCGCCCAACGATGTCGGCTTCTCTCCTGCCGTTATCGAGACGTCCAACGCGTCGGGCGAATAAGCCAAATGATCCAGAGCTCCTCCGATGACGATGTCGTCCCAATGGATCAGCTCCGGCATGTACGATTTGCGGTTCGCATTGTATTCCTCGATGGCGAACGGCTCGAGGATATGCCCTCGCGCGGCCGCTCCTCTGGAAATGCAGTCGGCCTCTGTCAATTGGACGGCTTTCTTCGCATACACCTTGATATAGTCCTCTTCGGTTATCTTTTTCTCTCGGCCGGTTGCGGTGTACGGCAACAGTGCCTTGACGTCTGATGCCGTCAAGAACTTCTGCCTCTCCTGCATCCATGCGAGCGAGCACTTGTGCTTCCATTCCATAGTTGCCTCCTTAAAAAATCAGGGAGCCGAAGCTCCCCGATTTTGTCATAGCTTTGTCACAGCTTGTCGCAGCTTAGAACGGGATATCGTCGTACGCGATGCCCTGCACCGGCGCAGCCTGCTGCACCTGCTGGACGTTTGTCGCGCCCATCTGCTGCATGGCCGCCATGACTGCAGGATCCATGCCTTGCGGGGCCTGGGGCTGTTGCTGGTACGGCTGCTGGTACATCTGCGGCTTCTGGTATTGCATCTGCTGCATCGGCTGCGGCTGCTGGTATGCGGGCTGCTGCATCTGCTGCATCTGTTGCGGATAGGCAGGCATTGGCTGCTGCTGCATCATTGGTTGGCCCATTGTCTGACCTCCATGGGCGCCTTCATTTGCGAGGACGCGAGGAACCTTGTACTCCTCGGGCAGCTCGCCCATCGACAATGAGAACGGGCCGGCGTCGACGATCGCGACTTCCCACGGACGCGGGTTATTCGCGCCGTAGGATCCCTCTCGCGTGGCGATCATGATAGTCTGGCCGATGAGCTTCTTCATGCCGGTGTTGTTCGTCAAGGCGAACAAGCTCATATGGATGCTCGGCTTCAATCCCTGTCGCGCCGCCTTGCCCGCGGGCTGGAAGGTGAACAATTTCAGCTCGCCTTTCTCGTCCGCCATCGCGAGTCGGATGTTCATCTTCGGATTGCCGTCTGGCCAGAACTGGGGCTGGCGCGGTCCTCCGGGATTGTAGCTCATGGCTTGGACTTCTTGGATCGAAAGCACGGTGCCAACGAGCTGCGTGCTGTAGCCGTCCTTGTTGGGATTGCTGTAGTTCCAATAGTTGCCTTGGGTCATGCCCATTGGATCGAGTGACATATCTAGTTTTCCTTTCGCTTCGATTGGTACGCCATCATAGCGTTCCATATATTCTCATTAAGCTCGAGCATCGGCAAGCCGTTGCCCTTCTTGTTCTTGAAATACACGGCAGCGTTCACGGCGTTGCCCATGAGGTCGAGCTTCGCATGGGGGAAGTGGCGCACCGGCACGAGCCTGTCTGTCTTGAAATACAGGTGGAAGCTGCCAGGCTTCTTGGGATCCTCATAGCAGAGGGTCCTGTCTTTGAACAGTTCGCCGAACTGGATGACCGGCTCGTCGACGCAGCCATGCCCAACACCGTCGATGTCCATGACGATGAATGTCTGGTACAGCATGTTCTGCCCGACCCATCGGACGGGGCTCAGAACTTCCGCATCCGTCCTCGTCATGAGGTTGGGCGTGAAGTTCTGCTTCCATCCCCATTGGAGCATCGGCCTGTTGTCCTGTGTGCATGGGAAGAATCTCTTCTCGCATCCTCTCCAACCGTCGGGCAACTTCTGCAAGTCGGAGAATTCCAGGCGCTCGTTCCTCTGCAGGTATTCCTTCGGAAGCCATGTCTCCGAATGCTGTGTGGTTGGCAAGACGATGCTGTCCACTGGATCGAGCAGCGAGCCTGGCGTCTGCCTCTTTCGCTGCAGCTCCTTCTGGAACAGCTCGTCCTTAATGCGCGCCTTGAAGTTCCCTTCTTCCCAAGAACGCACGTCTTTGGAACGCAATGGGATTCCATACGCTGCGCAATGGAGCGAGACTTCTTCCATGCTGTAGCCGTGCAATCCTGCCGTGTAGCATCCGAAGTAGGGAGACTGCCCTGGCTTTAACAATTCGTTCAACGAAGCTTTAGGCATGTCGCCCTCCTTCTTTATTCTGATAGTATCTTCGAGAAACTATCGAGATATGTTTTGACTATCCCGCAAGGACTCGGGCAATAGACCTCGGCGTCTTCAATGGATCGCCGGTATCTCACGATAACCAAGGCCGCCTCGCATCCGGAGTTCGCGCCTTCCTCGATGGCCTGGCGGAACCATTCCTCGAATTGGGTGCGATTGTAATTCTCCGTTTGCTTGCCGGTCTTGACTTCGAGCGTGTACTCGGTTCCATCCGCAGCCACTAGCTTGATATCGCCGTTGTCCTTGCTTCCCGAAAGGGCGCGTCGTTCGGCGAAGAGGCCATGGGCTGCCAGATACCTGACAACCCTGGTCTCCGCCGCCGTGCCCTTCTTCTTATTCGGATTCGACATCGCGTTCGCGTTCGCGATCGCAGTCGCAATCGCAGTCGACATCATTATCGATGATCTTACTCAGGTCGACGTCGGTCAGCCCTGTCGCCAATGAGATAGCGGCCATGATCAGATTGCAGTCGTAGTCGAGCGGGTTGCCGAGCATCGGGGTGTCGAAGACCGAGGGCTCGCCGCAGACATCGGCTAGCACGAAGTCGTCCTCGGCAAACTCGATGAGGTCGATGAACTTGTTCGCCGTGGACTCAACTTTATTTGCGTTGTCGACGGCGTCGAGCTCGTCCATGAAAGCCTCGGCTTTCTTGATCTTCTCGTCGAGCAGAGGCGTCGCGCACTTGACGCGGATCTTCTTCTTCGCGATGCTCTTGCGCTCGAACCCGTCGAGGGTCGGGGCGGGCGTGGCCTCGGGCTGATCCTTCAGGAACATCTGCTCCTGCATCTTCGTCTCGAGGGCGTTGGCCTGCTCCGTGATCGCCTCAGCGATTCGCAGCGCGTCGCCGTCCTTGGTGACGAGCATGCCTTTGCGGAAGGTCAGTTCTTTCTTGTCGTACAGTTTCATGGCAATCGCCTTTCTATTAGCGCCGCCCAGTCCTAGGCGCCGGGCGGCTTGATTACTTAACAATGGGATCTTTTAGTGCAGCATGTACCTGATGGCTGCTCCCTCGTCGCCGGCGGGTCCCCATTCCCACAGGTAGTCTCCGACCCGTTGCATATGCTTCATCATAAGATCCATGTCTATGATGTGGAAATGTTCCCCATGTTCCTCGAAGAACTCTCGCAGCCATTGCTCGGGGCTCTTGCATCCGAGCACGTGCAGTCCGATCGATAGGTTCACGGCGCCGTTGTTGCGGCATCCGTCGTCGGCGAAGTTGTGATCGTCCATTGTCGTCTTGACCAGTGTCAGCGCCAAGTTCTGCGCGGCCTCGGAAGCGCTGGTCTCGTCGAACTTCCCATAGTCTGAGACCTTGAAGCTGATATCTTTCAGCAGCTTAGTCCCGCACTTGACTTCGATGGTCTTGTCTTTATCGTTCATCTATTAATCCTCCTCATGGGCCTCAAGCCAAGCGGCGATATGCTCGCGCTTCTCCTTGAAGTCTTCGCTGTACGCGTCGAACATCTCGTGGCTCTCGTCGCTATCGAACAGGCAGCCTGTCTTCAGGCAGTCGTCGATCATCTCGATATAGAACTTGGCCATTGGTCTCGTATCGAATCCGCGGTTGTAGTACTTGACCACGCGGTCGAACTGGCGAACCCATTTCGAGACCGTCCACATCATGCAATCCTGGTTGCGCACAGGATTCGGAATGGCGACCATCGGGTCCCCGATCCTCATGTCGTAATGCAGGTGCTTCTGGATATCTAAGCCTTGCATCACGATCGACATGTCGAAGCTCGAGAGCACGTCGGGCGTCGTCATCAGCGGCACCCACTTTCCGTTGTCCTTGCGCATCTTGTATGTGATGTTGACCATCACCCCGGCGTGCTCGAACGTGTACGTCGTGATACCGATCTTCTTGTTGAGGCCTACCTCGAACAGTCGGTGGAGCTTCCATTCTTCCTGTTGTCGGCTGCGCGGCGTGGTCTTGCCTGGCTTCATGCCGAGCTGGTACATGGCATAGCTCACCGCATGCACCAGCGCGTATTCGCTGAACACGAACACATCGACGTCCGGAGTGGTACCCCATCCATCGGGGTCGAAGGTAGGCAGCAGGCAGCTGCCGGTGATCGTGCCCAAGATGGGCGATGCCTTGAGCACGTCGATCGCGACGTCGATCTTCTGCTTCGCGCTCATCTCGTCGATGGATTTCATTCCGGCGTTCCTGCGGAATTCTTCCATCGCCTCCTGCATCGACATGCTTGCATACTTCTCGTGAACATCGTACTGCGTGATCATTCTTCTTCCTTTCTCTCACTTACTCGAGGGCGTCGTATCCGCCCTGCTCTTCCATCTTCCTTACCGCTTCCTCGATCTCCTCTGGGGTTCCGTTGTTGCGGATATTGATCCATTCTTCCAGAGTCAGTTTGCCTTCGGCTAACATCATCGCGTTGATGTATTCCAACATGTTCTTCGCCATTCTCTTCTCCTCCATTAACGTTGGATCACTTCGCACCATTCGGTGTTGTATTCGACTGCCGGCGCGTTCGCGAGGGTCTTCGTCCATTCCGCATAGCCGACTCCATACTCGTCGTCTCGCTTCCATCCGAGTCCCGTGTGGTAATTGTGCACGTGCATGACTTCCGTTCCCGGAAGGTCAGGGCACATGTCTGGCTCGGGCCTGTCGAAATCGCCGAACGCGATCACGTGCCCGAACTTGCGGCCGCTGATATGGGTTCTCAGAATGCTGTAGAACATCGAGCTCTCGTTCATCAATCCGAATTTCAATCGGATATCTGCAGGATCAGGCAGCTGGCTGCCTGCCGGATAGAACAGGCTTATGCTGCTTGTAATGATCAGGTCCGCCGACAGCTGCGTTCGCATGGTGTCGATCAGTTGGATCATCGTAGCGCTAATGCCTCGCGGTATGCTTCCCGAGACGTCAAGGATGATAAGGTTGGGCAGCTGTCCGCTTCGATTGAAGTTGCCGAGCGAGGCAGCCTTCTTCTTGTTCCATCCTTCGCTCCATCTCGTCGGAGCCGTGAGGTTCACCTTGATGCAGTCGGTGATGTCGCCTATGAACTTAGGCAGGAGGTTGAGATCCTGCAGCACGTTGAGGTCGACTCGCGAAGTCTTGTCTGCCATGAACTCCTCGAGCGACGTCGTCACATTGCCTTCCCGTCCGGCTGCATCGAAGTCTCGGAATCCTCCGGATGCGTAGTCGACCACGGCATCGTCGCGATCGCATTCGCTCTCGTTCTCGCTGCGCACCGATGGGCTGGCAGCGCATTCGACATAGGTCGAGCTCAGATCTTTCTTCGGGCCGAGCACCTTGTTCCAATTCACGAATGGGAACATGTGCTCCAACGTGGGCCTAAGCAGCAGTCGGATGAGCGCGTCATTCCCTTGCTTCCATTTGATGAAAGGGACGCCCATCTCCATCGCGTCCTTCGCGTCTTTGTTGTTCTCGGCAACATAGAGGCGTGGTAGCTTAATCCCCTGCATGTGCACTCTGTACAGCATCAGTCTCCTCCAATTCAATATTCGCCAGAGTCTCCGATATCTCTTTCCACTCCGGCATCTCTTGCAAGATCTCAACCATTTCCTTGAGCGTGCAGTTCTCGAACTTGGTCTCATCCATGCCATTGTCTTTGATAATCGCATCGAGTGCAATCTTGACTTTCTGATTATCATTGACTTTCATCTTCGCCTTGAGAAGCTCGCTTCCGATATGGTTTGAGAACATGTCGTCGATCATCTGCGCAACCATGTACATGTTATCGTCGGATGATGCCGACATCCATTCGCAAAGCTTGGTTAGGCTTCGCGGCGACAGCAGGTTGTATGAAGATCCGTTCGTCTTGATTTGATCGAGCGTGTCTCTCGTCAGATCAAGCCCGGTCTTCTTCAGGATATAGTCGTGGACTCCTTTTTTGTCCACGTTGAACTCTTTGAACATGAATCGTTGGCGGATATTCTCCTTCAAGCTTCCCGGCTTGATCGTCGGATTGGTCGCCGCGATGATCTGAATGTCTGGAAGCTTGCGGCCTGACATCATCATGCGGCTCTCGATCAATGTGAGGCATGCCGACAGCACGCATTGGTCGGCCTCCAACAGCTCGTCGAAGAACAGGATGTCGCCATCCTCCAACGAGGCCAAGCGATAATGGTCATAGATCTGCATGCTCTTAGTCTCCGCGTCAGGCATGGTCAGACCCGATACCTCGCTCGGAAGGATCTGGCTCGCGATGATCGTGACCACTCGTTTCGCTCCGACGTTCTTCGCATGCTTGTTTACGGCCGCGGTCTTGCCGATGCCGACCGATCCGATGAGGCAGGGCACGATCTCTTTCTTCATCGGATATGCAAGGTCCAAGAATTGGACCATCTTTTCAAACTCAGTTGCCATGCTTCTCGCTCTCTTTCTCTTTGGCATTCACTATCTCGTCGTTCGGATTCCATCCGAACAGTTTCCTGGCATCTTTCAAAATGCAAATCGGCACAAGGATCCATCCGAGGAATATCCCGCATAGCAACAGGTATCCAAAGGATCCGGCGATGATTCCGATGACAGCCTCATCCATTGCAGGGCGCTCCGTTCTTCGCTTGTTTAAGCACAGCCTCGTCGTGGCATTGCTCGGCCCAGTGCTTGAGCTTCTGGAACTCGACCACATGGTCCGCGTCCTGCAACTTGGCGCAGGCGTTCATCGCATTGATGCACGAGCGCACGATCGTGCTGTATGCATTCATCGATCCGCTCATGATGATGACGGCAGTCGTCTCGTTTTTCATCTCTCGCTCCATCTCTAACTCTCATATAATTACTTGTTGACCTGGGATTATTGTCCCATGTTCTTGACTCGAATCAAATATTGTCGGTCATTATTAGTCAGTTTCAAGAATGATATGACTTTGAATTCGACGGTCTTTATCTTCATGTCGGAAGTATCGAAGGGACAATCGACAGCAACCTTCTCGAATACCGGCAGGCAATCATCGTCATACGGGATCTTCTTCTCGTCATTGCAGGCGACGATGATCAAATCTCCATGCTCGTCTTGGCCTTTGAATAAGAGTCCGAGCTCGCATTCGCCGATGGATTCCATATTGGTCCAGCTCTTCATATCGAAGAACACTTTGCACATGGCTTCATTAATCATTGAGAACCGCCTCCAATTTGTTGAATCGCTTGTCGATGATGTAGGCCTTGAGCGACTCGACGCCGCTCAGGTTCGCCTGGCTCGCCTCGATGACGAGGTTCTCGTCCCAACCTGCCAAGGTCAGCAGGTCTCGCGTGAGACTCATGCCGCATCCTATCTTCGTCTGCGTGCGTCGTACCGCGGCGACGCGTTTCATAGTGTCCATCTCTTTTCCTTTCTCAAACGGGGACGCTACGCAAAAGCAAGGCGCATCGTGCATGCCGAGGAGAGCGAACGCGAAGGAAGACGCGAACAAAGAGGCGAGCCGGCGCGCGCTAATCTCCTCTGTCCCATTGATTCGATATAAGTTATCTAAGCGACGGCTTCCAGCTTTCAATCGAGGCATTGGTTTGCCGAGAGTTATCTGATCAGCAGCCCCCAGCTCTCGATCAAGGTATTGATCCATTGAGAGTTATTTGAGCGACTGCCTTCGGGTCTCGGCTAGGGACGTGAGGATAGTTCTTCAGCGTCCCGGTCTCTTGTCTCCTCATCTCAAAAAGGGACGCAAGGCTCATAGCCTGCGTCCCTTCCGACTCATCTCATCTTCTTGTTCTCCTTGAGCCAAGCGCGGCACGCGTCGCAATACTTGGCAGAACGAGAACGCGGCATAAATTCCTCTCCGCAGCGAGCGCATTTGCGCGGCTGCGGATTCGGATTCCAGTTGAAGTCCGACGGCACCGCATACCGTTCGAACTCGCTCAGCATAGCGAGTCCAAGATATGGCACATGAGAATGTATGCAACGACGAGCAATCCCGACGTTGCAAGCGAGGTGTCGCATAGGAGGTTCGCATACTCCTTGCTAAAGCCGCGACGACGTGCGACATAAAGCACGCCGAGAGCAACAACGACACCTACGGTTAAAAGGATGATGATGTCTATGCCCAACAACATGTCGTCTCCTTTCTCGCCAGCTTGATCGTCTAGCTGGTGGCTTGTTCTGGTATTTGAGTATTGAAAAAAGGGGAGCCATGGTTTCCCATGGCGTCCCCTCTGTCAGGCTATTCCGCAAGCTCGAGGCGGAAGTAGCCTTCTGAGCTGCGGAACAGGTGGATAGCGATGCCGTTGTCGCGGCAATGCTCCAGGTCGATGCTCTCATCGAAGCGAGCCCATGGCTGCACTTCTCCGTTGGCGTCGACGTAAGTGGGCCAGGAGACGCGGATGCCGTCTGCGAAGATAGCGTCCCAGCTATTGGGGCGTTCGATCTTCTCGCCGGTCTCCTTATCCGTGTAGGTGTAGGTCCCGATCCTTGGGACGATATCCATGAGGATGCCCACGTGGTCGGTCTTGTAGATGCTGGTACCTTGTGCTTTCGGGAACAT